GCAGCAGCCTCGGAAACAGATTTAGTTATCTACCACGATTGGGAAGATAAAGCAGGTTCATTTTTAGTGATAGATTCTGCTAAGTTTTTCAATCTAAATACATTGGCTAATAACGGTAAAAGTGGACAACACGTTGGTGGAAACACAGACCTAAATGACTACACAGCAACAGTAGAAGGATTTCCTGCACTAATAGATAACTACTACGCAGAAGCAATTTCTTCTTACAAAACTACAGCAACCCCTATTTCCCCTCATCCTAACCAAAGAAGGTTGTTATCTGACGCTACTTTAGCAGATGAGGGTCTAATAGTTGGGGATATAGGTTTACCTGTACAAGATACATCTAATTTTGAGACTACAGGTTCGGGAATAATAGTTTGTGATTTAGCAAGTAGTGATGATACACAAGAGTTTTACTTTTCGTGGAAAGAAAAATTAGATACTGCGGTAGAAGTAAATAGTATTACTTCTGCATCTTTACAAGTAAGTGGTACTTATAATGGTTATTGGGCTATTACTAAAGGTGGTGAAACTTTTATTGATAAAGGCGTTAAAAAAGGTATGTTAATAAAAAATACTACAACAGGTAATAGGTATTATATTTATGCCGTGACCCAAACTGTACTTTATTGTACAGACGGAAACACAGTATCTTGGACTGCGGGTGATAATTTTACTATTCCTGTACAATTAGCAAATGTATTTTTACAAACTGCTGATACTATTACAGCAAGTATAGAAGATAGCCCTACTGCTGTAGAAACAGAATTACTAAAAAACTATAATGAGGCATTAGGTGGAGAATCATTATCTCCGTTAGGTGATAACCTAAGTTTATTAGGAATAAGATTAGGTTCTAATGTAGAAATTACGGGTAATACTAAAGATGCAGATTCTATAACTGTTAGTACTACAGTTAGTAGCCAATTTATGCTTAGATTACTTATGCACATAGACGGTGGAGTCAAAAGTCAAAATAGCGGTAGTTTTTACGATAGTGATAAGTTTAGGTTATTATGGTCTGCTGCTCTTATGAAAACTTGGCTTCCTAAAACAAGATTAAGTTGTGCTTTTGACATAAATAATATACCTATAACTTCTAATATGACTACTGATGGTACTACCACTAACAACGATTCATACGGAAGTATCGTAGATAGCCGTACTAAGACGATTCTAAGCACGATAGAGGATATAAGGGGTAAGAGTGGCTTCGGTGATATTAACGGGCTTAAAACAACCTTTTCTTACTTAATGGGTAAAGACGGCAGAATAGAATATAGACCCAAATATAATAGTGGTTTATCTTTTACAAGAGAAAATCTAAAAGTATCTACCTTGAAAACTGATGTTGCAGGACAAATTAGTAATGTTAGAGTTTATTATATGAAAGGTAAATCTTTTGTAGATTATCCGGCTACTAATTTAGACGATACTACTAGGTGGAAAGTTTTAGAATATCCCAATATAACATCTAGTATAGAAGCCGAGTTTGTAGCAAAACAAGAATACAATAAAAACCAAAACACTAAACTTAGTATTTCAGCAAGTCCTATTTTAGAAAGTAATTTAAATAATAAAATGATTGAAAGTGGTAGATATGGGTATATTTCCGACCCGCAAATTGCTTTACAAGGATATGGGGATTACGATGCTAGTAATACTAATAAAGGTAATTCTTGGACTAGATTAGGTACAGGCGGTGTTTTGTTTTCCGGTATGACTAACGGACTAGACGGAAATATGAAAAATACTACAGATATACACAATAGATATGGTAATTCTGCTTTTACTCATACTGCTAGTGATGTGGCTTGGGATGATAACTACTATTGGTACGGCTCTAAATCACTTAGTTATGCTTTACAGGTTGTTCATGTACCTAATTTTACGCCAAAAGTAAGTAATACTAGCGGAGAGTCATTAAGAGTATTTGTAGCATTAACTGACACATCTGTATCTTCAACAATAGATGATTGCGAGTTTAGAATACATCTTTGTGACTATAGTTTTGGTAATGATACAGATAAAGCACCTACTTTAGAAGCCACCACATATAAAAATGTAAAACGTAGTGGTTTTTATGAAATAGATATACCTAGTACTTATGGTGCAGTAGCAAACGCAAAAATAGTAGTTAGTTTTAACGCAGAATATTGTAGGGCTTTACTACGTCATAGATGTGGCGACCCTACCGAAGTTGGTAGTGGGGCAACAGCAGGGCAATTAGTAGTACTTAAAAATGCAAATGCAGTAGAAGGTATAAGTACAGGTTTTATGAAAACAGGAAATACAAACAGTATTTTCCCTCTAGGTGGTAGAGAATATTCAGAAATGTATGGTGGTTTTACCGTAGAAAGAAATGAATGGTACGCACCTAGAATAAATATTGTCAATGATTTATCTTACACACCTGCTACTTTTGTGACATATACTGATGCAGGTTTAGGTCTTAATACACCTACAAGTATGACAATAACAAAACTTATTTGGACTGTAAAGGCAGGAGTAAAAGAAGAAATAAAATTAGATTTAGAAAGGGATGAATCTTTAAGTAGTGATGGTGTGTTAAGTTATTTATTTCCAAATAAAGGCAAAAGTAGACAAGTAGCAGGTAATGATGGTGATTCTGATTCTACAGTAGTAGTTTTTCCTATGATGGGTAGACCTACCCCACCTAGACCCCAAAGCCAAGAAATATCTCAAACTTCTCAATTACCTCAAGGTGGTGCTAATGCGGGAAGCATGGGTTCTTCTAATAATTTAGGTATAACAAATACTCTTTCTGTAAACGATATGTCGAGCGTAACTTATGGTACATTAAAAGGTAGAATGAATCTACTAAATGATAATCTTAGTCATAATTCTAAGTTTAGTATTTTGGGACAACAAAGACCACCAATAGTACCAACAACACTTAAAAGTATAGAGGGTATGGATGTAAGCATACAGACAGCAAGTGGTAATGCTTCTATAACTTCCGATGGATATATATTAGCAGGTAAAGGTAGAGTAGATTTACTGAACGAAACTGCTACAACTACTACTTTTGAATCTACTTTAGAAACCGAGTTTGTTATACCATTAGATGTAATAGATAAAAGTATTTTAATTGAGGCAAAAATAACTCATGCACAAGGCTCTATTAATAATACTAGAGCAGTACTTTACACTACTGCTTCAATAGTAGGAACATCAGATACTATCTCTAACACCGTCTTTATAACAAGTAATACAGAAGATAAAAATGTAGAGTTAATCCCTCAATCTATATTATCAAACTTAAAGGCAGGTAATAAAATTAAGGTAAGTGTAGTTAGAAAGGCGGCAACAGGACAAGACAATTCAGATAGAAACAGCGTATTACTAAAAAATCTTAACGTAAAACTAAATAGGGCTACTGCACCTGTAAGTGGCTCATCTAATAAGTTTAGTATTCAGTAAGGTTCTCGTAATCCTAAAATGCTTTGTGCTTTTAATCTACCTAACCCTTTAATTTCCATAATAGATTTCTGCGTAGTCCTACTTCTTAATATTTTAGGTATGCTACCAAACTCTTTCAGTAAATCTTCTGCATTCTGTACAGAAATACCTTTAAGGGAACACAAAGCCGCTACTCTTGGGTCTAAATTACTCATTTCAGCCGCACTTCTTGTTTCTTTTTCCATAACATTAAGTCCTGTTGCCTCTTTGACTTGTGTTTGTGTATGATTTATAACCAACCATTCGACAAAATCATCCATAGTAGTCAATTCCATATACTTAATTTTAGGAAATCTTTGGTAAAATGTCATTTTAAATTGTTGATTTACTTTTTTCATCCTAGACATTTCTATGGCTATCTGTTTTGCTGACGGCCTACCACCATGAACATATGGTTTTAGTTTAGTACCATAGACTACTAGCATAGGGTTATCGAAATCTTCTTGTAATTCTCTTAGTTGATGTACAATAGTCCTACCGTTTCTACCTAGACCTAAGATACTACGGTACAAATCATTTATTTCTTTTGCCTCAATTCCCCAAGAGCCTATTCTATAATCAGAAGAAGCCATCCGTAAAACTTGGGTATTTTCCTCACCCAATCTCATTAACAACTTATTAATTACTTTTGGGTTTTCTCGGTCATCTATCAGAAGCACAATTGGTACACTATTATTACTCTATTTAAGAGGATTGTTTTTCCATACTACAATTCATACATACAGGTGGCATATTTTTAGGGTAAAGGAAACCCAATCTGCTTTTGCAGAAACTACATTCTTCATTTACTACTTCAAAAAATACTCTTGAGTGTTTTGGTGTTCGCATCATATTATTTTCTCCTTGTACCGTCATCTCTCCAACAAGATGCTTCGCATAACCCTCTTGTTTGTAGCCAAGAGCATGAGGGTGTCCTCTCGTAGTTAAGTAGACTTCTAACGTGCTTTCTACTTGTGTATTCATTAAAGTCTCTCCACCCTAATGTGGATATAAAATCTATAATTTCTTCGGTAATATCATTCTTTTGTTTTACCGTTAATGTAGAAGGGGGTGCAAACCACCTAAGATTCTCATACAGATGTTGAGCCAATGCTATTCTAACTTCATGTCTAGGATTCTCATGCCTCATAGCATTGTCTATACATGGTGGAATAGGTATCTGACTAGCAGAAGTTATATTTCCGTCAAAACTACCCGTAATAGGTAGGTATTCTACTTGTAAAGGATTATTAGCAATCCATTTTATAATACTGAAGTTTGATTGGTTTTCTTTTCCCTTAAAAGGGTCATTGATTCTAAGAGATGGGCTAGGTCTTTCCGGTATCTTGTACCCTAAAGGGTCTGCTTTGAAAGCATCTAAATCTACATTGACCGCCCACTTTTTCCTAGTAGTGTTATATGTGTCGGGTATGCGTGTTAGTTTTAGTGGGTGTCCTACACCATCTAGTGTTTTTAGCCCCTTAGCAACCTCTCTCTCGTACCTATCAACGTGCTTGGCTATGGTAGTACCAATGACATTTTTATCGAACATCTGATGGATATGAAATCCTCTACCTGTAAAGACTAATCTTACATCTCCCTTAAGTCTATTTAGTAATACCGCTACATCTCTTTTAACATCATCAAGAGTACCACCCTCTACAATATCAAAATCCCACCATGCTCTATCCATGATGACCGTTTCGGGGTCTACTTTCCAAGACATATTAGGGTGCATTTGTTGAAAACTATACAAAGATGTATAACAAGAAGATTTACCATTAATACTTTTAACGTAAATATCATATTCCTCTTGAGATTTACAAATCTTACGCCTAAGACCAATCTCTCTAGGAAAACTAAGCATAAAATCACTCTTCTTTCTTTTGTTTATTACCGCATTTACAAGTAATTACGGTAATCTCTTCGGGGTCTGCACCCTCTTCACCCATTACTCTCCACATAATATCTTGGTCTACCCAAGATTCGCTAGTCCCGCAAGCCGCACATACATTAATTCTACTCATTCCATTCACCTAATCCGTTATCAACGTACCCTGTCATCTCGGACTCACAATTCATGTTAAACTCGCACCACAAAGGGCAAAAATAGTCATTCCAATTCATAGGGTACTGTTGGATTACTAGCGACTCAATAGTGCTACTTAATGATTCCGAGAAAGCATTTATACTTCGCTTGTTTATCTTCTCAAGAATAGCGATTCCACGTTCCGCACCCAACCACAAACTTTTACCCCTCTTGTTTCCTTCTAACAATAATTTGTCATTACCATCTTCGGGTATTTCATAATCGGGAGAGATATACATAAAATGTGTTATGGGTTCATCGTACCCTAGTTTACTTAAAAGCCTAGAGTAGTAGACTAATTCCTTCCTAGTCCTCGCTAGTTTACCCATATTCATTTTGCCTGTTTTTAATTCCATGAGAATTAAACCACCATCGGGGTGTCTAATAACACCGTCAATCATACCAACCCAAATAATATTGTAGCCGTTGTATTGTTCTGCTACTTGATGCTTAACTTCTGCTTCTACTATGTCAAAGCCGCCCATGTCATGTGCTATCTGATGTAATAACATATTGAGACTATCTACCCCTACGTCATCATCCACACCTTCTTCTATAGCAGCACTCATTATTTTATCCGAGCCTTCTAATAGACCTATCTCCATTACCTTGTGTATTTTACCACCACGAATGGCGGCCTCACTAGGTGGTGGGCTAGGTATATCTGCTATGTACCGCCAATAAAATTGTCTAGGACACATCATGTATGTCATCAAAGATGATTTACTTATCCTCAACCATACCTTTTCTGTAGGTCTGTATGAAGAATTGCTAGTCTGCTCTTGTGTTGCTTTCATATAATCACTCTTCTTCTACCTTACCGTTATCCCAATCATCAACAGTAGTTTGTGAAGTATCAATAACTAAACCACCACCACACATAGGGCAGGTATTTTCTACAGGTAATTGAGACAATAATGGCCTCATAACTTCTTCATCACATTCTGAACAAGACAAAGTATCTGTTTTACCTAAGTCCTGTAATAGTGCGAAGAACATCGTTTGTAGTTTTGCATAATCAAAGGCCACCTGTTCAAAGGCGTGAATTGTGCCTTTAGTTAATTGTTCTTGTTTCTGTTGTAATTCTCTTATATCGCTTGCGTTAGACATTATTTATCTCTCCTTTTCCTACGGTTATATAGTTATCTACAACCACTTCATCCCACTCATACCCTCTAAAGAGTTATGTATAGGTTGAATATCCCATTGGGCTAAATTGTAATAAGGCTCTATTTTATTTAAGATAAATCTTTGTGCAAGAATCTTATTACCTATTTTTGTAACACCGTCTATATCAGACGGGTCATCGAATGCTATGTATTTACCATTTTCATTTATGCTAACTTTAAAGAATGAACCTTTTCTATATCCTTTACCTAGATATTCGTTAGCCCAAGCCGCACCTGCTGATGAGCCGGACAAAACCTTGTAATCGTCTAAGTTTCTCTCTAGTTTACCTTTCATACATAGGTCGGAAGGGTCTACTTTTCCCTTAACAACATCATCAACAAGAGAGGATATACTTTGTGTGATTTGTTTTTGGTCTGTACCATCTAATATACCGTCAATAACTGTATTCATACACAATTTCATTACACTAGGCATCCTTGATTGTTTTAATTCTATTCCCTTAACATAAGTTTTGGGGTCGTGATAAGAGCCATCAGTCCAACTTACTTTTCCGGCATATCTATTTTTAGCCATAATCAACATACTAGGACACCACTTCTCAAACTCGGTTTCTATCGGAGACATTTCTTCATTAAATATCTTTAGTGCCTCTAAACCTTCTTCGGGGTTAGGTATATTACAGAATATAGAATCAGTATGCCCATAGTAAACTTTGAAGCCTACGTTTTCAGCATGGTACATTAATTCCTCAAGAGTATTTCTTGATGTATATGTGATAGCAGATGCTACTTCGGGGTGATAAAAGCCGTACTTAGAATCACCCGCTACACCATACATAGATGCTACTAATGACTTACAAGCAAACTGCATAATATCCCATTTGTTTTTCTTCTCTAATGTATCACTCATCATCATCTTAAGTTTGTTTTCATTCCGTAGATAAGTCATATCATCCATTAATCTACAAAGTAATCCCTTTTCTTTTACGTTAAACTTACTACCATTACCACAATCCTCACCTTCGGGGTCTAATGTGTCCCATGATATACCATACTTGTGTACGTTGCTGTGATACATAGCCTTTATATCTAAGATACCTACGTTTTCATACACACCTGTTTCGGGTTCTAAGACGTTAGCCCCGTCATAAGGCGTGTAGGGAAACTGTGGTTGTGTAGGTATTCTCCTATCAAACTTCTCATCCTTCAACGCTAGACTTGTGAACATCTTGGTAATAAATGGTGTGGAACGTAAATCGCATTGAACAACGTGCTGTAAAGCAGTATAGTAATCCAAAGCATTTACTTTTGAGTCAAGTCTAGGTAGTAATCTTACGTCTTGTCTACAATAATGTACATACAAAGGTAAGTCTGAATAGTAAGTGTCGTGTCCATCGGGCAACTCTACTTTCTTTTCCCCTAAAACCTCACTAGCAACATCATCCAATTTGTAAGAAGGTAATTTACCGTTTTTCAATTCCCATATTTTAGAGAATGCTATCATCAAATCTATACAGTTTCTACCTACTATTGGTTGTTCCCAATCACCAAACTTATATCTAATTCTTCTCATAGGGGATAGTGTAGCGGGATTAAGACCACAAGCCCTGCTTCTCTCTACTATCGTTCTGATATCAGCCCCAACGACATACCACCCTGTGATAATATCGGGGTCTTGTTTCTTCATGTGTCGCAAGAAATGAATAAGCATATCCCTTTCACTACCAAATCCGAGTGCAGGGGTAGGGTATTCGTAATCACCGTATGTATCGAACCTTTTAGGCTCGCCATCAGCCAAACCTTCTTCTTTAATAGAAGGGCATACAAACCATACATATTCATTTTCGGTAAAATTATCATAAACTACTATCACCCTCATTTGGTTTGTTGCGGGCGACCATTCACAATCAAGATACCAAGTCCTATGTTTATAATTCTCAAAGGGTTCGTTATCTTTTTCTTTTAGCCTATCTATAAGTACACGATTAACATAAGGTACATTTGCTTCCCATGTTGTCCCGTAATAAGATAGATTCCTTAACTCCGAGTTATGCGAAACAACAATCTTAGTTAAATCTTCCCCATAAAGACCTGTATAACCATCTTCTTTTCTTATACAATCTTCTACATAAGGGGCATTATCAGTCTCAATAAAACAGTACGGATAGTGGCCTTTGATTGACTCGGTTTTTCTATTTCCCTGTGCATCTCTATACCTCACTAGGACTTCTCTACCGTTGCCTTGCTCTACTATCATAACTATTCCACCTAATCTTACGGTTATAATCTTTTAATTCCATCCAACATTTCTTGTGTAGTCTACGTGTACCCCAATCATTGTGTGTAGCCTTCCCATTTTTACGGGAAGTACCGATAGGCACTAAAGGTTTACCACAATGTTCGCAATTACTCATTATTTCTACCCCTACTTCTCGTAGGTATATCGTATTTATTTAGCCATTGGTTAATAGCGGCAGGTGTAATACCGAATTGGTCTGCTATATCAGCCATGCTTCTTTCTCTATCTATGTATTCTTTATTCAACCATATTTCATCACGGTATAATGGGTCTAATTCCTGTCTAACCTTTACAGATACAACATAATTCTCACCATTTTTACCCCTAAAATTAAAAGCGGAAAGACCGCCCGATTCTGCTTCGGGTGTAGGTATTACTAATTCGTGTATAACATAGTATTTTGGGTAATCTATATTCTTTTCAATCGGGTGTGCTTGTACATTTGTGTTCATCATCATATATATTCATCTCCTAGTAGTGCTGATTGGAAAATAAAGTCGCCATCACCTAAAGTTATAAGTAATTTAACTCCTTGTTCCCATTGTGTGAAATCAAAAAAGTATAAGTTTATTTTACCGTTAATGTTAGCAAATAGATTGTTGAATCCACCTTGATAGGTAGCCATAAAAGGCCATTGAGTACTTCTCCTATCTAACTCATATTCTGTTCTACCTTTTAATTCCTTACCAACGACAACACTAAGTCCGTTTTCATCTCCCTTAAAAGTGAATGTGTTTAATTTTTGTCCGTTCATTTCATCACATCTAACTGCTTCAAATAAACGTACTGCATCTACCGATTCCCAAGAACAAGCAGGTTGTAAGATACTACCATCATTCATAGTATATCCTATTTCATTACCTACATTTAGTTTTGCGGCAAATGTTATTGATGTATTAGACCACTCATTTAATGTGGTAGGACTATGTGGGAAAGCCAAAGCATTCTCGGAAGCAGTAAGCGTTGTTTGCTTATACATAGACTTTAGTTTTAACTTATCATTATCATAAGTTAAAGTCAAAGCATTTCCGTGATACTTTAGTATTCCCAACATAGTCTCTATGTCGCTAACAGGTATTTTGGTTTCTCCTGTAGACGGTATCGAGAAGATACCTACAGATGATACACCATCTTTAGTGAGAGAACAAGTAGACATTCTACCACCTACGGCATTCAACATACAAGCCGAAACTTGTGGTATATTTTTACCGGAAATGGTTTGTCTACGTTGTGTACACTTTAGCAACCATATCAATGATTGTGTATCTACGATAGATTGCATATTATCGCCTCACTCATTTAAGAAAGGTAGTCCTGTCCACTCTACCTTCCCGCTTTTCACCGTCAAAATAGTATGTGTTGTACCTACATACTCCATGTTCTTACCTTTCATTTCCTCAATAGTACCTTTGATAGCCCACTCACCATCGGCTAAGGTTTTATCACCCTTAACACCTGCGGCTACGTCTGCCTTTTTCATGTATCTATTTAGGAAAATCTGTTGCGAAAACTTACGCATAGTACCTTTGTCCCAATCGGGTCTATCACCGACTGTCATTAGTACTTTCTTACCTGTGCCGTCATCCATATACTGCTGTACAGGTTTTAGGTGGAAGGTAAAGAATACTTTAGGTACAGGCAAAGCGTGAATCCTAGTTAGAACATTTCTGTTCATACGATTACGTTCTCGCCATTCTTTTTGGTTAAAAGTACCATCTTCTGTTTCAATGATACCACGACTTAGTAATGACGCTCTCATAGCGTGTTCACACCACTTTAGGAATGTCGAACCGCCATCGAATACTACACCCGCCCAATCATCGGGGTTTGCTGCTACCTCTTCTGCTAGAATATTAACAAACCAATTAGTCTTATCTACTAATGCTTTGTAATCTACATTGTTTTCTGCATCAAAGATAGAGTCATCTGTTTCATCGTGTAGTGGTATTACCATAATGTTTTCTGCATCGGGATAGATATAATCTACGGTAGATTTTGCTGAATTATCTACATCAAATACTGCTACCTTTTTACCTGCTTTAATTTCTGCATCCATCATAGATAATGCTAGTCCTGTCTTAGCGGTGTTTTCCCAACCTACCAATCCCATACGCAAATCAACTGATTGTGATTTGTTGTTCTTGAAGATATTACGGTAGTATTCTTCGTTATACACCACTCCTTGTGGTGCTTCTGTCGTCTTAGTTATTTGTGGTGCTTGCGTTCCCCATGTCATATTAATACCTCATTTTCTTACGGTTATATAGTTTACTCCTGTGGTGCGATTATAGCACAATCAGTAGTAAGTAGTAGTATAGCGATAGAGAAAGCGGATTCAACAGCGTTGATACTTACACCAACAGGGTCAATAATACCACTTCTTCTTAAGTTTCCATATTTTCTTGAAACTGCGTTATAACCTTCGCCTTTTGATTTAGCGTAAGCAAGATTTGAAGTAGGCTGACCGCTATTAGATAAAATCTGTTTGATAGGTGCTAGGATTGCATCAAAGTACTTTGCGCCATCTATCTCATCAACAGTCCCATGAGTTTTCCACCAAATATCCTTAAGTGCTACACCACCACCACTTACTATCCCTTGCTTTCTAGCAAGAGTAGCGGCATTGACAGCATCGTCTACACGTTCTCTACGTTCCCTTTGTTCTATGTCGGTAATTCCACCTACCTTGATAGATGCAATACCCGAAGTGAGCCTAGCGATTCTATTCTCAACTATCTCACGCTCAAAATCAGTTTCTACTTGAGTTAGTATTGTGGTAAGATTATCTATGTAATCCTCATCCACACCATCCTTAATGAAAGTAGATGTAGTAGGAGTTATCTCTACTTTATCACACATACCTAACTCATGTTCTTTTACCTTAATAATACTGTCAAACGAGTTGAATACTTTACCACCACATTTTGCTTCTATATCTTGAAGCCAATGGTCTTGTGTATCACCGAAACCTGCTGTCTTAATTATACAGACATTTAGTTTCCCCTGCATAATATTAACAAGTAAGTTAGGTAGTATGCTTGGGTTGTAATCATGGCAAACTATCACTAAAGGTTTACCTGCTTTCATAGATAATTCTAGTGCAGGTACTATGTGATTAAAGGTATCTATTTTCTCTTGCGTTAAAAGTATAGAGGCATTATCATAAATACACTTCTCTCTATCTGCATTAGCCATGAGTTTGTTTACATACCCACTATCCATAACAAGACCTTCTGTTAAAGACCATGTGGTACTGTTATCAGAATTACTTTCTATTATCACATTACCTTCTTCACCTACAGCCAAAAGTGCTTGGTGTATCAACCTACCTAATTCTACATCATTATTAGATGCGACAATACATACATCTAGTAAGTCATCGTCATTAACATCAGTAGCCATGTCTTTTAATTCATCTACTATAAACTTACACATATTACTAAGAGTTTCTTTTATCTTAATATTATCTGTATCATCATCAGCCATTGTATTACATAATGCCTGTGCTAAGATAGTAGCAGTAGTAGTACCATCTCCCGATTTACTTTGTGCTTCGTGAGCCACTTCTTGCATGAGATTAATTCCCATCTGAATATAAGGGTCGGGGTCGGTAATAGACTTAGTGATAGATACACCATCATTAAGAATTAAGGGTAGTCCCGCAGGGTTCTGTATTATTACTGTACCTGCATTTGCGCCTAGTGTGCCTTTGATTGCATCAGCGACTTTGTTTACCCCTAAGAGTAATTTGTCTCTTGCATCTTCTCCATGTAATATATTTTCCATATTTATACCTCAATAATATCCTAGTATGTGTTCCCAATGTATAGCACTAACTTCATTGTCAAAAGGAATAACCTTTGTCTCATCCACCATGACGGAATAGCCCTCTTCTATTACAAGAGGTACTAAACCGCCTACGGATAGGACTTGTAGATGGCCTTCAAGAATGAGTCCACCGACAGTTTCCTGTATGGTGTTATGGAGAAAGACGTAATGACCTAAAGCCTTCACTCATCCCACCCATCGTTAGTAGAAACTACTTCATCCATGACTGCTATTCTGTCAAAGGCATACCAACCGGAGATAGACATTCTATCTTCTCCTTCTTTTGTTCGCCATGCCTGACCATGAAGTAGTACTTTAGTACCAACAGCGAAGTCCACAAGTGAATCTTGTTCACTTGGAATGTAAACATCTACGGTGGCTGCCGTAGAAGCAATATCTAAATCAGCACATACTAAAACATATCCGCCATTATCTCTAGGGTCTATGTGTATAACTTCTGCTACAGTAGCGAGGGTTCTATCCCACCAACCCGCATTTCCGTTATGTGTGTCGTAGTATTGTCCTAGTTTGTCTAAACCGGAAATCATATTCTCTTGACCGATAATCTGCGGTACAAGTGTCAATGGGTCTGCTGAAAAGATAAATGCTACTTCTGCATCTGATTCAAAGACTGATACGCCATCCTTAGCGTAAGCAGTAGTGCCGTTAGCAGCAGGTCTTAATGCGATAGTACCCGTTGTAAAGGTAGGGTATTGCACATCTGCACCTTTTTGTGTTGCCTTAACAGTAAGTGCCTTTACTTCATCAGTAGTACCTTGTTTACGACCTAAGAATAACATAGTCCTTTCTCTTTCGTCTTGTGGTCTAGGTCGGCCATACTTAAAGTTAGCATCACCGGATGGGAAAGTCTTATTGTTCTTATCCCATACTACGAAGAAGTGTGTATTCTCATCTAGTTTTTGTGTATGTCGTGGTAATTCTGATACGTCAGCAGTCTCTACACCGTAGAAATCTTCTCTAGCGTGTCTAGTATAAGTACCATCATGGTTATTCTCAAAGAGAACAACAGCACCGGATTCAACCAATACGTTTCGTACATCTTCTGTAGCGGCTCTTAATTGGCCGGACATTTTATTGTATAGTATTTTACCCCATTCTTTAGGGCGTGGTACTGAAATAAACATACCTTCATACTTTGTTGCACCGGAACGAGATAGTCTCGCATTTTCCGTACTAATCATTCTTGCTGCTACTCTTAGTGCAAGAATACCGCAGTCATCGTCAGACTTACCTGCGTTTTTCCAAGCCGCACCCTGTTCTGCTAAGACTGATTCAGCCTTACTACGCAGGGTGTCTGCGGCCACATTTACTGTTTTTGCTACGTTATTAATCATCGTTTCATCCATATTGGTTTCCTCTGTTTGTATTTCTAGTCCTATTTTCTTACGGATATAAAGTTTTTGTATATCCTTCCATACACAAACGGACAAAGTTTGCTATGGCTATATTTTCCTCTACACCGTGTATCAAATCCCTTTCGGTTATTGCTGCGGCATCTACGATACGCATTATACTATCTACTTTTGCGGTAGATGTAATAGCGTAGTCGAATACTGTTTTTACCACTTCTCTAGGTGGTATTCCGTATGTTTCTTTTAAGGCTAAATTATAATCATTCTCACGGAAACATAACGTGAGAAAATGTTTAGCGTCAAGACCCTGTGAAACAAGGCCGTTGATGAACCCTTCCGGTTCGGGGTGTACAGAAAACGCCTGTAGAGCATTGATACTATTTCTTAAGTCTCCTTCATGTGCATCAGCAATCAGATTCAATTGACCTTCCGTAATAACCGTACCTGTTTTACCTGCTATCATAGATAATCTTTTTACTATGTCGTCTTTAGAGATAGGGTTGAACCTTAAAACTCTACACCTAGATTGTAGCCACTTACTAACCTTACTCAAATCATTACAAGTAAGGATAAAATAACCCTGTGAGTTTTCTATAACACCCTTTAATGCTGATTGTGCAGCAGGTGTCAATTGGTCTGCTTCATCGAGAAGGAAGAATTGATTTTGGTTGCCTGTCCTAGACATAGGCAACAACTCTTCTTCTACGAAATCAATACCCCTAGTCTTTTTACTACTAGCGTTGAATACATGAATAGGCCAACCTAAATCCTTAGCCATAGCCAAAGCAAGGCTAGTTTTGCCTGTACCTGCTTGTGGGCTATAAAAGATAAAGTGTTGTAAAGAAGTTATCTCATTAATAACTTCGTTTTGGCCTACTATCTCACTAAGAGTAGGTCTGTATTCAGTAGCCCATATTGTCATGTTATTTTCTCCTTAGTTTTTTATTGGCTTATCCAACTTGTTAATGCTCTATGTATTATCAGAAATCTCATTTATACTTTGAGCCTCACTCTATCTGTGCATATCGGTTATGGTTTTGGGCTACCACCTGTTTATGTAGCCTCGCCAACTTGAGATTTAATAAAGACCCATAGTGCCGTGTAATGCTGTCTGCATTCCACATACTCTACAAGTACAATATACTAACATTCTGTCTCCCCTAGCACTACCCTTGATTCTAACATAGTCCCACTCATGGTAGTTAGGGTCGCAGTCTGTTTGTGCCATATTAATACCTCATTTTTTAACGGTTATATACTTTATGTAGTGAGTCTTAAGCGTCATTTAGACTTGCCTCTCGTAAATTAACGCTTCTGCTGATTGGAATAAACTCATAATTTCTGCGTGTGCAGGTCTGAAACCTAATTGGCCGCCTGTTCTCGCTTCTGCTTCTAGGGATAGAAGTAATCCTACCATAATACCTTTTAGGTATTCTGTACTTACTTTTTCGGGAAGAGTATTAATCATATCATCTATTACTTCGTCATCCCCTAATTCGTAATCTACATCGGTAGCGAGACAAAGAACGAACCTCATGTATTGAGCCTCGTTCATATTCTGTGTGGTTAATATTTCCCCTAAATCTATCGGCTTCTCAACATTAAAGACGCTTGCTATGATAGTGGATAAGTCATCCATTTCTATTCCCTGCATAGTCATACCTCTAGTGTTTTATTATTATACTTTCCTAACACAATGCAAACATTGAGTTTCATTTGGGGGAAATATTCTTATCTTACCACAAGAACATTGTTGTGCTTCTTGCATCTGTGCCGGAGTCATAACTGTCGGACTTCTTGTAAGCATAATATCTTCCTTTGTGTGTATTATTTTTCTATTAATGTCATATACTAAATGATTTGCTGATGTACCTATCGCATTTTCTACTTTAGTAGAACCTACTTGTACAATCTGTGGATTCTTACTTAACAAAGCCGAAAGGCTGTGTGGAGAAGGTACTGTTCTAATGTTTTTTGTTTTACTTAACATAGCAGCCATCCCCTCTTTCGTCATAGCACCGTACTCCCACAAAATGTCCACGATAATACGCCTGACCCTTTTGTTATTAGCACTCATGTATAAATGTAAGCCTCATAGTGCTTATAAATCATTCCCCATATCTAAATACATAGCAGACATAAAGAAGCCATCATCCATCTGTCCATCGGGTATTTCTTGTGTACTTTTAGGGTAATCTCTTTGCACATAATAGTCGGTCATAATTTCATATCCCATAACAATCATACAGTACAAAATCAATATAGAGGACAAACATATCAAAGTATAAATCAAAGCCATTCTTGTATCAAACCCTTAGATTTCTTCATACCTTTAGGTACGCTTCCGCCTTGTTCCTTAATACGATTACTTACGGTTATAGAGTTTTTTACTATGACCTCTATATGCTTATCACTTGAACGGGATTGTTCATGCCTATATTCCTGTTTTTTCTTCTTAGGAAACTTAGTTTTTTTATGAGCAGGTTCTATACCATAAACCATTATCGCCCTTACATACTTTTCCGGTAAAAACATAGCAGTTTGGGCTAATTTACGCCATACTGTAATATCTACATCATTTTCTTTCAAGAACGCTTTAGCCAAAGGTAAAGGGGTTTTATTAAATACCGCATTAACTCTTCTCCTGTCCTTCCATGTTAGCAAAGCATTTATTGGAGAGTAGTGATTACTTTTACCCTTAATCTTAAGAGAGTCGGATATGATAACATAATCCTCACTTTTCTTAGTTATCTTAGGTGGTCTATCACAACAAACTACAAGTCGGTTCGTTATCATAGGCAACCATTCTAGTACATCCTTTTCCTTAAACTTATTACTGCGTAGAATATAAGTAGTATCTTTATCAGTAGGTGGTGTATCAATTTCTCCTATCATCATAATGTATTTAGATTCCATAAACTTACTGTCATCATCTGTAAATATCACTATACCCATAGGCTCACCATAATTTTTTGCTACAATTTTTTTGAAATACTACTATATAAAGTTAGAATGGGTCATGCCCATAAACGTAATTCTGCACACGTTCCATCTGCCCTGTGGTTAGACCCCAAACATCCATTATGGAAGTCTTAGTTATCCTATAATCTGCGTGATACCATTCTATACCATTGTGAGTTATATTTGCCGTAAGATTATCTTCTTTCATGGCTTCAATTAAATTAGGTAAATCCTTTTCATAGATTGCTCTATTAATTAACCTTCTAGCAGGTTCGTTTCGCCATTTCTTAACCATCTATAATCACCGAAGGTTCTTTCAACAAAGCCATTTTCAATTCTACTTGGTCTAATAATTGTGGATGAGAACCTAATACCTCTATCAATATTCTCGACATATCATTGACCTGTGCTTGAGCCAACATCAACTGCGAATCTACACCTATTTCCTTTTTCAATTGGCCTACCAATTTCAAAGAAGAATTAGCCTGTCCAATTAGTTTTGCCGCATCACTAACAAACTCGGATGATATACCACCTGCTGCTTCTTTCTGCACTTCTAATTCGTTTAAGTAATTCTGAATCCTAATAACAATATCTTCTGCCGCATCTAATGTAGAGATAGTTTGTTGTCTATCTTCTTCCATGTTCTTTGCCTGTAAAGCATCAAACTCTATATGATTATCCATGTGGTTCATAACTACACCTTCATTCCAATTGTGCCTTACTTCTAAAAACGTAGCACTAAACTCTTCATTCATTATACCTAATTCGTAATCCTTCTTGGATTTGTGGTCGCACATAGGACAGCCACCATCTAAAACCCACCTAAGAACCTCGATAGCAAAAGCATCATTTTCTCCGTGTAGTCTTTGTTGTATTTCTCTTGCTGTCCTCATCTATATACCCCACTTTTGTTCTTCTTCATCTGATTCAAGACGCTGTGTTCCGATACGACAAGTAATACCCTTTCTACCACGCCTCTTGACGTTAGGTGCATATTCACCGTACCATGATTGGCCTTCTAGGTTTTCTACAACCCATCTCTTCGCTGATTGATAATCACCTGCTGTAATCATCTTGGAGACTTCTTTTAGTAATATTGATTTAGATATATCCTTCATCCAAAACGTACTCTTGATTAACTCAAGGTCTGCATCCATTACTCTTCTTCTCATCTCTAGTGATTGATTTAGTATTCCCCTAAGAGTATCGTCAAGAGTAATAATTAGTGGTTGTCCACCAACATAATTAGGTTGCATCATGTGATAACCTATACACAATCTACGAAATAAATCTGCCTCAAAAGAACGTACATCCGGCCTGTTAATCCATTCGGCCACATCATCATCGAACAGAACACCCGTTGGTGGATTTCCTGTTGCCTCTTGTTGCCTTCTTCTAATCCACTCCTTAATCTCAATATTAAGGTTAGCGAGAGATGCCCTTTCCTCTATCTGCATATTTGCTTGTGCGTGTTGTGCCATCTTGTATGCCTGTTCCTTCTCCGGTGTCATCTCAATATCAATGATAAAGAATCTTCTGTCAAGACCGGACTCTAACTCAAACCTAGCAGGTTGTGTACCCGCCCATATAGTATATCGTGTAGTATAATTTACCCACCCATTTCTCATGGCTTTGTTTACTCTACCATTATCGAGTGATGTAAGTAATTGGTTTTTCATATCTAGGCTGTGGTCTTTTTTAGACGCATCAGACATAGAGGAAAACTCTTCAAAGCCTAAGAATCCACCACATAATTCTCTAGCAATAGGCCGCCCTGCTATATTACCATCCTCATCTACCGAGCCAAACATACCTGCTTCTGTGATAGAGTTAGCACCCATCATTGTACGGTAGCCTTGTCCCATATCTGCATTGTTGCTATGAACAAGACCTGTATTTTCTGCTAGGAACATCAAGATAAGAATACTTTTACCCGAACCTTTAGCACCTCTAAGCATTAGGTGAATCCTCGTATCAGGTAATTGAGACATAGGCGTGTAGAAAGGCATATTGTTATGACGTAGAGGACAATGCTCTATAACGAAGTCTCCTGTCGTGTATAATGGGCTATCGGGGTCGAAGTCGCAACGACTACATTTGTTCATACTGTTAAACAAATGCCCACCGATACTACATAGAAATATAGGTATCTTATCTGCTACATCAATGAAGAAGTTTCTATCAGCAAACTCCTGCGTCTTTTGAAATACGTTAAAACTACTCTCCAAACTCATTACCCCCAAACTCTACCATAGCCCTATCAAGACTTAGCGGCTTGGTAAGGTGTTCTAAGTCAGACAATAGAACGGTTAAATACTTTTCCTTTTCGTGGTCTGTCTCTAGTTTGTAATGCTCTCTCATCCACCAAGATAGCGTTTCTTGTGTTTCGGTATTCACAAATGTATTTCTATCCCTACCACCTATTACAGTTATATTTTCCTTAATAGTATTTCTACAAAAGTTTTTGAACACCGAGCCAAACGCCCAAACAGGCAACGGCATGACTATATCTTCTTTTAGTGCTTGTTCTGCATGATGACTAACATTATTTTTTGTTGGGTATTTAGTAATTAATTGAATATCTTCTTCGTGATTCATGTAGTCAAAGACTCCTATTTGATTCTCATTTATAGTACCGTGAGTAGTAGTAGAAAACTCTTGCATTAGATTTACCGTAAGATAACAT